CTAAAGCCTGCTACATCAATGGAGAGACCACTTGCTACAAGCTTACGGTAACCATTCCATGATGCTCTCGCATCATTCTGTGCCCAGTCACTATCAAATCCAGTTCCAGAGACGCTTCCATTAATCGTAGCATCTTCTTGTGCTCTTGCTAATGCCTCAACAATGTCATGTCGAATAAGCGGAAGGAGAGGAATAATGGTATCCTCGTTTACCTCATAGGTGATGGGAAGATACTGAATGAGTGTAGTAGCATTGAGAGTGATTGAGTTGGCTGTAAGTGTGCCAGTAGGAGCGGTGGGTGGTTGTCCTTCGTTCACCTTCTTCTTAGCCTTTGAACCAGGATAGAACACAGGAATGTTAAAGGGATTGGTTGGCATATCAATTCTGGGGTGTAATGCAGCTACTTTGAGGGCTAACCTTACATCCTGGACAAGCTGTGCAGACAACTGAGAGGGAATCCAGTTAGCAAGGTCAGTTGTAGTCAAAGCCTTACGAATCTCAGATACAGGGTCAAACAGCGTCTTATAGAGCTTGAGCTCCCTTGGGTCTTTCCCCAGAATCTTGGAGACAATGATTAGGTCGTCACACCTACGCTGGAATTCACGAATAGCTGGGTCGTTGCTATTCGTCTTGGACACCACATCAAACGTTGTGAGTCTGTCTCCGGTCTTCTCAGACAGTACATCACGTAAGGACTCTAAGGATTTTACGAGTTCTTTAAAGTCAGCCATTGTGCTTACCTCCTGTTAGTAGCCTCCTAATCTCTTCCACAATGGAAACAGCTCTCTGAATATCATCGTTTTCCTCTTTCACCTGAGCTTCCTGTTCCTCAGCCTTCTCTGTTGTCTTCTCCTTATCTTCCTCTGGATAAGGATATCCATATTGTGCGCCAGATAGAGCACCTTCGAGAATAGCTATACAGGTTGCTACTGGAGCCTTATACTTTGCATCTTCATCTTCCAGTGAATCATAAAGCTCTCTCAAGTCATCAATGATACTCTTAATGTCAGTCACAGCACTCATTTTGGATACCTCCGTCTTCATAACCTGAAATACAGCTTGTTTCACTGCTGGTCTATCAGCAAGACCAATATGCAGTATTCTGATATTCTTCAATTCATTATACTCACCATGAGCCACCTTGTTCACAACTGCATGAATAGAAACACCAGTTATCTTTCCAGTTACAATCTCCTTCCACAGAGAATCATCATCAATGGCTATAGCACATACTGCGGTATAAGGTGGAAACCTCTTACCATTAACTATCAAATCACCATGAACAACAGCACATTCCACTATTCTTGCCTGTTCTTTTGGTAGTGCTACGTCATGAAGATAATACACTGGCATATCAGTTTGAGTAAACCTATGCACTGCTTTGACTATCTCTTCTGGTCTTACGAAATCACTCTGGGTATCAACAACATTTGGTATAAGGAATGGAGCCCAGACATAGTGTTTTTCATCTTCAATGCTGTAGAAGTCCCCATAGAGTGTCTTGTTCACCGAGTCATCAAGGATAATGAGTTCTGGTTTCATACCAGGCTTACCCCATATCAGATATTTCTGTCCTTTCTCTTTGAGCTCCTTGATAACCTCTTCCTTGTCATGCTTATCAGCATATGGTATCTGGTCTTCTGGTTTTTCCACCAACCAGATTCTTTCTTCACCCACTGGAGCATATGATACAATATATCTCCCATTTATTCTATCACCATGTAGGAAAATTTCAAAGAAATGCTCTCTCCATACACCAATCTCATACGCACCAGTATCAATGGCAAAGAATTTTGAATACTTCTTAGAAGTGCTGCCTACATCACCAGGTTCAGATATATATGGTTCTTCTACGCCAACATCAAGCCATTCTTTTGGTTGTATCGGTTTGAATGCACATCTGAGCTTCTCACCAGAGATAAACCTCTCATTCTCCCTGTTCTCTATTGCCTTTCCAAGGAATATTGAAAGACCCCAGAGACCAGAATCAAATTCAAGTCTGAGGTCACCATGAATTGAGTGGTTGGTATTCAGGAGTTCCTTATCAGAGAGACGAATCTCTTCTTCTGTAAGACCTCTCCAGTGGTGGTGATAGACAAATCTCCCCTTACCAGAAGAGGGGAAACATCTCCACCAGTTATTCTTCCAGAATCTTGTAGCAAATTCTGAACGTTCGGATATCTTATTCACAATGCTATAGTTTGTAACCATTGCTTCGTATCTCCCAGAAAGCTCAGGATGGGATGCATATCCAACAAAGAATCTTGCTTTGTATTTCCGAACATTCCACTTTGCAGGAATATCAAGGTAATTCAGGTCCTTGTAGTAGAGTGTCAACATGAACTTCCCTTTGATATTCTTTAGCTCATCAACAAGTTTCTGAAGGTATTCTCTATCGACATCATGGTTATAAACCCTACCGCTACTTGTTGTGAGATAGGGTGGGTCAATGAAGAAGAAGGTATCTGGGGAATCAAACTTCTTGATACACTCAATACCATCCATCCTCGTTATCTTTGTTTTTCTCAATCTCTTCCTGAACTTCTTGAGCACCTCAACAGTATATCCTGCATTCTCACCATCTTCTGCCATATATGCCCCAGGAGTAGTTGCTTCCACACCAATAACTGAGAATGCAGATACATACATCGCCTTATATGCTTTGTCTTCTGTGCTCTTCGGTTGTGTCTGTAGTAGTCTCTCAAATTTTTCCCTGCTTGCTATCCAATCACGGGAAGCAAATCTCTCAAGGTCATCATCAGTAGCATTCTTGAGGAATCGGTATGATGCTACTATGAGTGGATTAACATCGTTCAATATCTCCTTCTCTGATGATGCCTTCTTAAAGAACATTGAAGCACCACCAGCAAAAGGCTCTACATACACCTTGTGTTCTGGTATGTAAGGAAGGAGTTTCCTCACAATATACCATTTTCCACCTACAGTTATGAGTGGTTTAGACCTTGCCTTTTCTGTTCTCTCCTGAAGAACACCAGCTCTTTCAGCAAGGTCAATAACCTGATTCACGTAGTAGGGTTCAGTTCGTGTTCTATCCACATCAAGAGGCGTAGCCCCTAACCAGTCAATACTATCTTCACCAACAATAATTTCCTGAACCTGACAGGTGATAATATCACCTATGTTAGCCTGGATAATGGTGTTGAACGTTTTCCCAAGGTCAACGTATTTCTTCCCATCAAGCTCATAGTCTGCTTCAATATCTGAGTTACCCTGAAGAAGACCACATCGGTAGCTATAGGTACCGTTTTTGTTCTCCTGGACCTCGAGAACTATGACTTTTATCTCCAGAGCATGTTTAATCTTTGCCATACCATCAGTAGCGTTGGAGAGAAGAAAAGGATATTTCAGGTCCTTGAGGACAAGACCTTCACTATTGTCCCTGAATCCATACTCTCTCCAGGCATCTTCAAGAGCCTCAAAACTATCTATCTTTACCTGGGGGGACAGCTCAAAGTATATCGAGTCCTTGAGATACTTTGAGTAGAACTCTTCAAGAAGTCTTCTCCTCTCCTCAAAGGGTTTCTCATGAATATCCTCATTCCAGTAGAGAAGGTCAAAGAGAATAGCTACCGGTCTTTCATCCTTATCAAGCTCTATCTCCTCAGCAAGGAGCTTCATCAGATCTATCCTTGCTTCCATTCTATTCCCTTTCCGTATTCCTACATTAGCGTCAACAATGAAATCGTCTGGTATCTTTGCAAGTTCCTCTTCGAATTCCTTTATATGCCTCTTCTTCTTTGCATCTTCGAAGTAAATCTCGATAGTATCTCCTGATTTCTGGATGCAGGAGCGGAAGCCATTATACTTTGGTTCTGCTACAACACCATTCTCAAGGTGTGCTTCTACCCATCTCCAGATTTCTTCTGGAGAGAAGGCTTCTGTAGATACATAGAACTTCATCTCTGGTTTCTGCATAGGGAAGGTCATTATGGGACGTAATTCCTTCTTTTCAACATAGGGTTTCAAGAGACAACCGACTACATACTTGTATCCATTCCTTTCTACTTCCGTGATGTAGAGAGGAAGGAATTGTGGTCTATCATCAAGAAGCTCTGGGTTGACCCAAAAACTAAACTTTGTTATGTTCCAGAAACTTCTGTGTCCTGGAGCAAAAGCACCTTCGGAATTGGTAGAAGGAACCTCAAAGATGAATCTTCCTCCTGGTTTCAATACCCTCCATATCTCCTTCATTATGAATTCATCATTCTCAAGATGTTCAAGAACATGGTAAGCACGTATCTCATCAGCACAGTTATCTGGGAGTGGTATTCCCTTATTAAGGTCGTGTATTATGTCTACCCATGGATAACCTTGCACATCAATGCCAATATATCCCTCTGGTTTGTTTCCCCCACATCCCAGGTCTATCCTTATATCTCCACTCTTCACTACTATAGTCTCTGGTTTCTTTGCGCGCATAACAAGGTCAAATACAGGAATATAATCACCATGACTCCCCTGTGGTCCGTCTATGACGTGTAACGCTCCCTCTTTTCCAAAGAAGTTCCTGACAGGAAGAAGAATATTATCCTTTTCAATGATAAAGCCATCAGGTGTAAGCTTTGCACGAATGAGGATATCAATGTCAGTAGGATTCTCAGAAGATACTGAGGAGCCGACTATGGAGACAAAGTCTTTCACTACCATAATATCTTTGGAGTCACCAAGGGTCTTTGCCAACACTGTATCAAGAGGAGATACGATATTATGATTCATACCACGTTTCTTCATTTCAGCTACAATGAAACTATGAGCATTGACAACATCTTCGGTATTGGCATTACCAGAACCATAGAGCTGATGCATTCTGAAATGCAGCATAAGGAGCTCTTTTGAATCCATGTCTTTAAGGTTCTCTGAAGTTATCTCTAAGAGTTTCATCCCAGACCTCCTTATTCAGGGGTCTATACCAATCATCACCCCATGGTAATGGTGGTAGTCCTTTCAGTTTTCTCCTCTCATTCACAGTAGCAAGACCAGTCTCTACAAGCTTTGCATCAATGTCTACCTGTTCCTGTTCTTCTTCTACCAGCACAGCAATACCTTCGGTGCGGAATTTTCCTGTGCATTCAGAATCAAATCGCTGGATAACAAATTCATTCATCATCTGTTCGAGTTTCTTCATAAGTGGTAAAAGAGTTTCACGCCAGAATGTCTTCATCTGTGCTCTGGCATTAGCATAGTTAGAGTATTCGTAGATACCTACAACTGCTGGTGGAACACCATAGACTGCGAGAACTTCATCACGCATGACTTTAGTGAGTTCAAGAAAATTGGCATCCTTGGGTTTTGTTCCTACTTCTCTATACTTCAATCCTCCCCAGAGAACTGCCACAGAATGATGTTTTCTTGGACCACCATATGCTCTTTCCCACATCTGTCTGATAATATCGGCATCTTCTCTCGTGATGATTTCATCGGTTTCCAATACTGCGTCAACCTGTGCATTGTTCTCGAAAAAGGTCTTGTTGTAGTTTCTGGCATAGATGTCAGTGGCTAGGGAAGTGAGAAGAGGACGCAGGGGTGACATACCCCAGAAGGGGTCAGATGGAGAGGGGAAGTAGAGGTGTATCGCTTTCTCAAAAGGAATGACTACTGTCTGACCATTACAGACGTATTCATAAGCTCTTACTCTCTTTAGTGGGTCAGGGATAATAGTGACATTTGCTGGATTCATTGGATGTATGGCTATGGGTTTCTTGTCTTGAAATTCTATCTCAGCAAAATAGTTCCCGGTAACTTCAAGGTCGGTTATCAGTCTATACCAGAAGTCAAACTGTGTAGTGTAGTCATTCACAAGAGAAAAGAGTCTTGCCATAGGAGAGGTTGTGTCCTCTTCATTGTTACGGTAGATAGAAAAAGGCACTGAAGCAATATTTCTGGCTATCCTATCAACACAGACATAGACCCAGGGATGGGATTCATAGACAGAGAGGTAATCAGCTATAGAGGGTGGAGCAGATTGAGGTAAGGTAGTATTGTAGGTAGCTACTTCTATACCAGACCTCTTCTTAATAGCTTCCCTTTTGAAGAGGGAAGTTATAACCACAGGACTCCCATCTCCTTTCTTGAATGGAGTAACCAGTTGGCAAGAGCAAGGGAAATCACATAGTCATCATGATAGCCTTTCCTTGCTCCAAGCTTAATCTTCCCATGTCGGGTATAGTCTACTGTGAAGTTATCGAGTTCCTTCATGAGTTCTGGATTTGGTGGTATGGTAATAGAGTGGTTAGAGAAGGATATTGAGAGAGCATTGATAAGAGAAGCTTTTGATTCAGAAGTGAGTTTTACTGGATAGATGTTAATATTGTATTTCCTGAGAACATCAACTATAGGGTCACCCAGACCAGTAGCATCTACACAGAGTCTGGCATTATTATACTTCTTGACAAGTTCCACTACCCTATCTATCTGTGCAGTATAGTCTCCCACAACCTTCTCTATCAGCACAACCCTTCCTGCTCTATCCATGATGGTAAGAACAGAATAAGACTGTCTCTTCCCTATATCCCATCCAGCAAGGTATTTCATACCATACTCTGGTTCACTATTGATGTTTGTGCTGATACAGGAATTGTAAGAGGGGAATACTGCAGAAGAGGAATCAATAAATTCTGCAAGGTATTCCTGTCTAAAGACATAGTCGGGAAGATTTCTCCTTGCCTCTTCTATCTCTGACCTTGATATGAGTGGATTATCAGAGGTAGGTGATTTAAAAGACATGTATTCTGGGTCAGTAAAACCAAGCATATAGACATGGTAGAACCAATTTCTCCCCGCAGGAGTGGATATTATTACTGCTTTGCCATTCTTATCTGAGAGAGCAGGACGTAGACAAGCATACCAGACATCATCATCAATATAGGCTGCTTCGTCAAGGATGAGAAAGTCTATTCCCTCTCCTCTTAGGTTATCTGGTCTATCAGAGGATTTAAATTCCAGAACAGAGCTATTCATCAGCTCAATTCTTTTCTCATCCTTATTGGCATAGACAATAAGCTCCGGCATAGAAGAAAGAATCTTTCTGTAGGGGATAAGAGATTGAGCATATACAGGAGCTACCCACCAGACAATAGCACCTTTCTTTTCAAGAGCATGAGTGATAGCAAGATAGATACCCAGAAGGGTTTTCCCCCATCTTCTTCCTGCTGCACATACCCTGAATCTTGTAGTGGATTCCAGAATCTTCTTCTGTCCTGGATGTGGTTCAAAATCAATCTGTACCTGTAGCATTTCCAATCAGCTTAATCATAATAGGCTTATTTCCACCTTCAAGAGTAGT